TAAGCACCGCAGTAGTAACAAGTTTAGCAGTAGCAAGTTCGACATTTGATATTCCACGAGTAAGAACTGCAAACGTAAACGAAGGAAACAAAGTAGAAATTTTAAACGGAGCTTCAGCAGTACAAGCGACTTGGTATTTTTACCCACAAGAAGAATGCAAATATACACCTGTAATTATTGATTTTGTAAATAAGTACGGAGCTTGGCAACGTGAGTTTTTCTTTAAGGCAAGTAACGACAATTTTAGTGTTGAAAACACGGAATACAACTTGATGCAAACAAATAGTTTTAGCTACAACGTAAAGGAAGGACAAAGAAAAGTATTTAACGCTAACGGCAAAAAAAGTGTTAAAGTTAACACAGGTTGGGTTTACGAAACTTGGAAGGAAGTTTTAAAACAAATAATGTTAAGTGAACGAATTTTAATAGACGATAAACCTGCAAAGATTAATAGTAAAAGCACGGAGTTGTTTAAGCATATAAACACGAAACAAATAAATTATAGTTTAGAATTTGAGTTTGCATTTGATGTTATTAATTCAGTTATTTAATGAAAAGGCAAGTAGCAATATTTATAGAAACGGCTTTAGCACAAACCGAGTTAGAGTTTTCACGTTTAGAATTATTTAACGACGAAAAGATTTCCGTAAGTTCAACCATTCAAAACATATCGGATATAAGTAAAATATTTACGGACTATTCACAAGGGTTTACAATTCCGTGTTCACCTACAAACAACGCAATATTTCAGCACTTTTACCAAAACGATGTAAACGCAACTATTGACTATCAAAAACGATACAACGCATATATAGAAGTTGACACGGTGTTATTTAGACGTGGTAAAATTCAGCTCGAAAAGACGAACCTAAAAAACGGAAGTGCAGATAGTTATTCAGTAACATTTTACGGAGCAGGAGTTTCTTTAAAAGACTATTTTAACGAAGACAAATTAAGCCAATTAGACCACACAAGTTTAGACCACGACTATACAAACAAAGAAGTTTACTATAGAGTAACAATAGACAGTTCAACAACAGATTACGATGTTAGATACCCATTAATAACTTCAAAAAGAATTTGGCAATTTTCTGGAAGTGTTCCTTTACCACAAGATAATTGCCCTGAATGGTTTGAATATCCAACAAATAATTCGGATAACATAGGCGATAATGCAGGTGAAATAGAATACCAAGAATTGTTTCCTGCGGTTAGAGTTGCAAGTATTTTTGATTTAATTGAAGCAGAATACGGAATAACTTTTAATGGACTTTTTCTGACTTCAGATATGTTTAGAAAAGCATTTTTATATTATAAGAATAAAGAAAAGTTTAATTTTATTACACAACCGGCAAACGTTACTTTTACTGTAACAGGTTCATCAATAGTTGAAACTTTTCCAAGTTCAACACCTGCTGCAACAACACCTGTTCCAAGTCCTTATACTTCATTTAATTTAACTAACAATACATTTAACACAATTTATGTAACACCACAACTTGGGGGAACAAGTCCACAAACTTACGGTACAGTTTCACACGAATTACAAATAACTTATACAGGTTCTTTACCTTTATTGTCAAATTGTTGGTTAGACGTATATAAAAATAATGTGTATGTTCAAACGTTTACTTTAATATCTAATCTTGGTGGGGTTTTTACTTTGCCTAATTTAGAACAAACACCAAACAACGATGTATTTTATACTTTTAAACTTCGTGGTGCATTAGCGCAAACACTTACTTTTGAATTTGTTTATACTTTACAATATAATTATTGGGCGTTGCTAGGTGGAACTTATCAATGGCTTACTTATAAAGCAGTAACTTCATTTAATACTAATAACGTTACATTAACTTCTTTTACTGATTTACAAGGACTTGCTCCAGATATGAAAATATCGGATTTTATAACAGGAATATGCAACGAGTTTAATATGACTGTTTATTCTAAAACAAAAAACGTATTTACATTTGAACCAATTCAAGATTGGTATAAAAAAGGCGCAGTAATAGACATAACAAAATTTACTGATGTAACAAGCATTGAAATTGAAAGGTTAAAACTTTATAAATTAATAGAGTTTAAATACCAAGATAGCGAAAGTTTTATGAATAAATATTTCCTTGAAAATCCTGCTAATTTAACAGCTCACGGTTACGGAAACGCAAAAGAAAATTATCCATTTGACGGTGGCGAATACAAAATACAAAGTCCATTTGAGAATTTATTACATAACAATTTCGGAAACAATTTGCAAGTTGGTTATTGTTTAAATAAAGAATTTGCGCCTTACATTCCAAAACCTGTTTTGTTATATATGAACACGCTAACAACTTTAACAGCAGGAGACAAAATACATTGGCACGGACTTCCAAACATAGCAGAATACGTTCCATTTGGACAAGATAGCGAAATTTTAATACAAGGTGGAATTTTTCCTTTGACATTAAATTTTGGTGTAGAAATTTCAAGTTTTTATAATGTAGAAAATACGAATACACTTTACGCTTTATACTATCAAAGTTATTTAGTTAATTTATACAACCCAAAAAATAGATTAGTAAAAGTTAAAACTGTACTTCCTGTTTCTTTACTTACACAACTTCAATTAAACGATAGGTTAATAATAAGAGACAAACGTTATTTAATAAATGAAATGCAAAGTGACTTAACCACAGGTGATGTAGATTTTACTTTAATAAATGATTTTGCAGAAGTTAACCCAATAGTTTATGGAGTAAGTACACCAAGCGGTTCTGTTCATAGTATGGCAATTTTATTTAGTAATGGCGCTACACAAGTAAGGGTTTCAAAAAGCGCAAACGCAAGTAACGTTACTTTGTCAAGCGTTTTATTTACAAGTGAAGGTTATTTAAAAATAACAGTTCCTGCAAACTCAACAAGAATTATTACAATAACTTTAGATAGCGATTTTTCTAACGGAAACACGGAAACAAATTATATAATAATAGAACAATGATAAACAAAATAATTGAAATGCTTTTGTTAAGTGATTTTTACGGAGAAAGTGAAAACATAGACATAGCAAAGGGTAAATATAAATTTACTACAAGCATAAAAGAACAATGGAAACAAGCACAACGCAAAAGGTTAATAGAAAAAAAACTAAAGAATAATGGCTGAAAAAAAAGTAATTGAATTAGAAGTAAATTCTAATTTAGGCAATTTAAAACAACAACTTAAACAAGCACAAGGAGATGTTCAAGATTTATCGCAAGATTTTGTAAAAACTTCCAATAGTGTTAAAGATGCTACTAAAAAAACAGACTTATTAAACGACTCTATAAAGTCAATTAAAAACTCAACAGGTAGTGCTGAAAATGGTTTTAAAAAAATAAAAACAGCAGCCGTTGGAGTTGGAACTGCATTAAAAGCCGCAGGAATTGGTTTAATAATTTCATCGTTTGTAGCATTAAAAAGTGCGTTTGAACAAAACCAAGAAGTAGCAACAACGTTTTCCGCAGTAATGGAAACTATTAGTATTGTTTTCAATAAGACGGTAGGCGCAGTTATTTCAGCAGCAAAAGCATCATACGAAGCAACAGGTGGATTTAACGCACTTGCAAAAGTAATGGGCGGTTTATTAAACATTGTACTTGCTCCTTTAAAGCTTACATTTTTTAGTTTAAAATTAGGTATTCAAGAATTACAAATTGCTTGGGAAAAATCATTTTTTGGCGATAAAGACCCTAAAGTAATTAAAGAACTTCGTAAAAATATCAAGGCAACCGAAAAAGATATTGTTGATATTGGAAAAAATGTTGTAAAATCTGGTAAAGACATTTACAATAATTTTGGTGAAGCGATAGGTGAAGTTGTTGATTTAGGAAAACGTGGGATTGAAGAAGTAAGTAAGATTAGTATAAGTGCAGCATACGAACAAGGTAAAGCATTAGTAAACGCAAAGAACAATGCTGCGATTGCAGCCGCTCAACAAAGTTTATTAATTGAGAAGTACGATATGCAAGCGGAGAAATTACGTCAAATCAGAGATGAAGAACGTAATTCTATAACAGAACGAATAAAAGCAAATAATGATTTAAAAGCGGTTCTTGACAATCAAGAAAAAGCTATGTTAGCACAGGCTTCGTTACAAGTTCAAGCCGCTCAATTAGAATTTAACAAAGCAAAAACTACAGAAAATCAAGTTGCTTTATTAGATGCACAAGCAAATAAAGTTGGAGTATTAGCACAAATAGAAGGTTTACGCTCTGAACAGTTAGCAAATGACCTTGCGTTACAACGTGAAGCTGACGAGTTAACAAAAACACGAACTGAATCAGAAGTAACTTTAGCAATTGAAAGAGAAAAAGCTACAAATGAATTAATTAAAGACGAAGAAAAGAAACTACAGGCTCAAATCAATACTGCAAACAAAGAAAAAGAATTACAACTTACAAGACTTAAAGAACAAATAGACGTATATAAATTAGGTACTCAAGGAAGGTTAGACGCTGAAATTGCATATAACGAAGCAAAGCAAGAAATTGATTTACAAATTATGTCTTATGAAGAGCAATTAGCAGTCAAGAAATTAGAAAAAATTGCAAAGGAAAAAGTTGTTTTAGAAGAACTAACATTAAGCGAAAACGAATTAAAATTACAAAAACTAACAGCGCAATACGAAGCCGACCAACTGTTATACAAGGACAATAAAGAAATTTTAAAGGCGCTTGACGTTAAATATTCAAAGGATAAAGAAGATTTAGAAAACGAAGAACTTGCAAAAAAACGAGAACGAACAAGAAAAGGTATTGATATGGCAATGGCGGCTTTATCTATTTTAAACGATGCTTTTCAAATGAGCGCAGGTAAAAGCGAAAAAGACCAACGTAAAGCGTTTAAAACACAAAAAGCGTTTAACCTTGCTTCAGCTATTGCAAATACTTATTTAGCTGTTACAGGGGCTTTAACTGCGGGTGGTAACCCAATTAAATTAGCAACAGGAATGCAATTTGTTGAAGCAGGAATAGCAGCTGCAACCGGAGCAATTCAAATAGCAAAAATAGCAGGAACACAATTTGAAGGTGGTGGTAGTTCAGCAGGCGGTGGTGGTGGCGGTAACGTTCCAACAGCTCCAACAATGAGCGCACCACAATTTAACGTAGTTGGACAAAGTGGCGTTAATCAACTTGCAAGTTTGAACCAACAACCAATACAAGCTTATGTTGTTTCAGGACAAGTAACTTCACAACAGGCGTTGGATAGAAACAGGTTAGCAAACGCAACTTTAGGCGGTTAGAAAATACAACAAACAAACAATAATTTAATTAATATATTATATGAAGTATGGTATTGTTTATTGTTGGACTAATATTATAAACTGCAAAAAATATATTGGAAGTCATTTTGGAACTATAACAGATTTATATATTGGTTCTGGAGTATATTTTAAAAGAGCATATAATAAAAATCCAAGTAATTTTAAAAGAGATATTTTATATATAGGAAAAGATTACATTAATAAAGAAGATTATTTTTTAAAGTATTATGATGTTTCAAATAATGATAATTACTATAATTTAAAAAATGATGCTGTAGGTGGTTGGACTCATACTCATAACAATTTACAAATAATTGAAAAAAGAAATA